AAATTGGTCTTGTTATATCTTGTAACATATATAGTGCAGATTTGTTACTGTTATAATCTACAAACCTCAATACTACAACCAAACATTTTTAATATTTGTAATAAACCATTTAATTGATAATTTGTTTTATTTTGCTCAATTTTTCTAATTACAGTTAGTGCAACACCTGCTTTAACAGCAAATTCCACTTGAGTTAAATGATTTTGTTTTCTTTTTTCTTTGACAAATTTAGACAATCTAGCCATTACATCACCCTTCCCTAATAACTCATCTAAATTATGTTTTATAAGAATTGGACTTACTAAATTAATATTTAAAAGAAGGGCTTTTTTATTCACATAATATTGAATCCAATATCTTTCCCTGAAATCTAAATTATCGTGAATTGACACTGTTTCAATAATTTTTACAATAGGAGAATGACCAATCTCTTTTAAGCTATTTACCCATTCCTTAACCTTTAAAGAATGACTTTCAGTTAAATGTTCTAAAGGTCTTATCATTCCTATTGTTGTCTTTCCTATATAATGTATATCATTAGTAAAAGGGCAATGTAATCCGTAAATAAATCTTTTATCCATANTATATGCATTAAAGTACAAATATACAAAAAAGTACTGATTTGTTACAAATAGGTGCAAATGNATATAAATGGGTGCAAAATGCCAAAGTCAGTAGTAATACTGCGACAATGTTCACATTTTTAAACTGTTTGTTAGTAGTGTTCACTAATTAAAATAAAATAGTTTATATTTGTAATGAACAAAACATAAAAATATGATTAAGCTACTTGAGTTTATTAAGGAAAATAAATTTGTTTTATACAAAGATGGTAAATGGTATAGTAAAAAAGATTTCCCTGCAATCTTTTATAAGGAAACCGAATTGATAAAACTATTTAATGAAAGTTTGTGATATGTACTAAATGTAAAATTGAAAAAGATAATTCTTTATTTAGGGTTAGACTTAAAACAAAATTGGGTTTACAGTACTGGTGTAAAGATTGCGAAAATAAAGCTAATAAAAAACGATATATTGTAAAACCAAAGAATATTAAACCACCGAAAGAAGCATATTTAATAAAATTAGATAGGTTAAAAAGAATGTTAAAATATAGATATTCAATTACTTATGAGCAATATATTGGAATGTATGAGGAGCAAAATAATAGTTGCAAAATATGTAANATGTCAAATGTTTTAGGCGGATACAGGGGATTGCAAATTGACCATTGCCATAAAGAAAATAAAATAAGAGGATTGATTTGCCCTGCTTGTAATAGAGGAATGATATTTATTGATAAAATAAATGATATTTCTATTATAATTAATTATAAAAAGTAAACTTTCACAAAAAGTAAGCTTTCACGAAAACGTTTAAAGCATAAAAACGTGAACACTCAAATTATAAANTCTTGTTGTACNTATATTATAATAATGTGTCATTAAAGTAACATATAGGTATTGTTATGTTACTTTAAAGGGACAAAGTAAACTGTGGCCTTTACAGAAAATTTTTTTAGTTAAGCTATAACTTGACAAAAGGGCAAAAAAAGGCCCTCAACGTAAAAACGTAAGGGCGATAACATGTTAAACCTAAACTATGTCTATGCAATGCAAATATAATAAATTAAATTAAATTTTTTTAATTAAATTAATTAAATTAATTTTGTGTTAAAACAACAACATGGCAAGAAACATTTCCCCAGATTCGGTTTCCAGTAAGGTCGCCGATTTGACTCTAGGCGAACATCTTAGGTTAGATAACCCATACACATCTGTAATGGTTATGGTATCTAATTTAAAGAAAAAAGAAGCCCACAAAAACAAACTATTTAAGATTAAAGCTACTGATACTGTAACTATTGTAACCAGAATAAAATAAACTACTATGCATATACAAACTATCGTTTACCAAAGAACATTTAATTTAGGCAACTACTCTTCTGAAAAAATTGGTGTTGAATTTGCCATTAACCAAGGCGAATCAGCTACTAAAGCATTAGATATAGCAAGAGAAATGGTAGAAGAATACCATGCTGAAAATTTAAAAAGATTAAAAGAAGTTTATGATAAATCTATTGGCGATGCATTGTATAAAGCTATTGGAAGTATTAGAACCGGTGATAAATCAGAAGTAATACCTACTCAATCAAAGCAAACATTAGCTGAAAAAACAAAATCATTTATTGATTCTTGCAAAACAAAAGAGGAATTAAAAGCTTGGAAATTAATGGCTGAAACGCATAAGTTAATGGAATTTTACAATGAAAAACACAAATCTTTATAATTATGCTACTTAATAATGATGAGCAATGTGTTTTAAATTTAATTTCAAATGCGAATTATAGAATAACACAACAAGAAATTGCAGATTCAGAAAGATGGTTAGGAAGCCACCCAATTCATGAAATAGATAGAAGTGAATCTACATTAAGAAAAATAAGACAGATAATTAGGGATTTAAGAATAAAAAAAGGTTATATGATCTTATCTGACAGTAATGGATATTGGTTAATGAAAAACAGACAAGAAGCTGTTGAATATTGCGAAAGAATTGAACGAATGGCAAAGTCACAAGCAAAAGCATGGTTTGAAACCTATAATGCTATGAGAAAAAACTTTAATTTAACTTCTGACTATTTTAATCAACAAGGAAAACTATTTTAACTATGATAAATTTTAATGAAACATTAATCAGAGCAAGCTCTGTAGGATATCTTTTAACCGAACCTGTAACCAAAGCTGATAAAGAAGCAGGGGTACTTTCTAAAACAGCACAAAAACATTTGCTAGATGTTTATATTTCTGAAAAGTATAATAGGAGAAGAGATATTCAAACAAAGCAAATGAAAAAAGGAATAGAGGTAGAGCAAGAATCGATTGATTTATTGTCTATGTACTTAAAGAAACCTTTTGTTAAAAATACGGAAAGATTTTCAAATAAATACATAACAGGGCTGCCAGATATTATAGATGATGGCATTATTGATATTAAATCTAGTTATGACCTATGGACATTTTTAGGGAATCTTCCTGATAAGCTTGATAATTTATATTATTGGCAAATGCAAAGTTATATGTGGCTTACTGGTAAAACCAAAGCTACCATTGCTTATTGTCTTGTAAATACTCCAGATAATATTATTCAACAAGAGAAATATTATTTGCTTAAAAAGATGGATGTAATTTCAGAAGAAAGCCCAGAGTTTGTAAAAGAAGCAATGAAGTTAGAATTAAATATGAAATTTGATGATATAGCTATGGAAGAAAGAATATTAATGTATCATGTAGAAAGAAGCGAAGATGATATTTTACGCATTGAGCAAAAAGTAATAAGAGCTAGAGAATACTTAGTAGATATTGAAAACACTCATAAAAACTTTAACAAATGAAAATATTAATTGGAATTTTATGTATTTTACTTATTTGGATTATTTATGAATTTAAAAACGCACCTTTAGAAAATAAAAATTAACATGGCAAAGAAAAAACCAAATATACCAGAAGGTAAACAACCATTAGACGGATGTGACTTTTGTATGCAATTCGATTATGATGAACCTCATGTAATTGGAGCAAGTCCAGATGCAGATGGTGCTATAGAATTAGTAATCAAAGCATATTTAGATGCAGGAGTTACTTTTGTATGTCCAAATACAGGTAAAAAATTAAGAATTTATGCTCGCCCATTAACAGAAGCGGGTAAAAAAATATTAAACCCAAATAATGAATAAACTACATGTCTTTCGCCACCTGCTTGTACAGTTTCTTTTTTCATCATTTTTAAAGGCTTTTTCATATAATTTATTTTAAACTTAATAAATATAATGTTTGCCCAAATAAAGTAACTATTTCATCGATTTGATTTTGAATCCAAGTTTCTTCGTAAATATCTTTTCTATCTTTTTGAATCATCTCATAACAAGACTTAAAATAAGCAATTACTTGTTCTGGATTTTTATAATTAACCGGCTCATCAATTTCATAATCTTTAGGACGACCATGAATGCCACTTACGCTTTCTACTAAACCATCTACTAAACCTAATATACCATTATAGAATTTATTTAAAGCTTTATGAACAGGGTAAGAATCAGTTTGATGATGCCATACTACCGATTGGTCAAAAGAACTTTTTAAATACCCAACAAAATCTGAAAAATTATTATCTACAGATGCCATAATTATAAATTTTAGCTAAATTACGATTTTTTATGCGCATTGGCAAACTTCCTTGCAGCCTCAACACTACCAAATCCCCATGCTTTTAATGCTAATGCTTTCCTTGTTGGTTCACCATTTGGCTTTTTCATTGCCCCCATCATACCTGCAAATCTAGCTGCAAAAGAAACTCTACGAGGATTAACACCAGATTTTACAGGAGCTTTTAAATGACCGCCATGAGCATGATTATAAGAATCACGACCTTTTTGGTTTAGCCCACCGGCAGCATTTTTGCCTTCTTTACGTTGCCAAGCTCCAGACATAAAATATTATTTATTTTTTTTCATTGCTTCTAAAATAGAAGGCACATCTCTCTTTAAAACTTTTTTAGATGAATTACTTTTAACACTATAACCAGTTTCATCTCCTTCTCCCTCTTCATTTTTTAAGTCATATTCTGGCTTACCTTTAGAATACCCGGCTGTGTCAATTGATGTTCTTGTATACTTGTAAGGTTTAACTAAACCACCAACAGTTGTTCTTTCTTTTTCTGTTTTAAATACACCAAGCCCTGCTTTAGAACCTTTAATTATTTCTTTATCTTTTTCTTCCATAACTATTTTTTTTCTTGTGCTTTAATCTTTTTTTCTTGTTTTAACATTTCAGTTGTAGGTTTTTTACCAGACCCTTTATTTTCACGAATATTATCCCATAAACCACGAGGTGAATATGAGCCATCTGCGCGCTTCATCATTTTTAGTTTACTCTTCATTTTTTTTCATTGAATTTAATTTACTTGTTGTTCCTATTGCAGCCCCAACTAATGGTAATTTGTTTAAATTTTTACTTAAAAATTCTGGGGTAAAATATTTTAATAACTCATGAGAATCTTTTGTCATATAATTATTTTCATTAGCATCATCTAAATTTTGAAATTTAATTTTAGCTTCATAGTAATCTTTATTTGGGATTTCTCCTGCTTTCCATTTTTTATGAATTTTATTAAATTCTTTAAATTCTGCACTTGGCTCATGAGATATTTCAAGTAGTTTATTTATATGCTCTGGTGTTATTTCATTTGTTTTAAAATAATCAACAATACCAGCATTTTTTAAATCTTCTTTCATTATTCTTGACCTAACCTCAAATTCTGTGGGATTACTATAATAATTTTTAAATTCACTTAATTCTTTATCTGTAAAATTTCCTTTTTTTAAATTTTCTTGTAAATGATTTTTAGTTAAATAGTCTGGCAATAGTTCATCAGCATTTGTTCTTTGATGATTTAATTCATGTTGTAATGAACCCAAATCAGCAACTTTTGAAATACCAGTTTTTTCATCTAAAAATTTATTTTCATTGGCATCTAAGACCTTTGTTTTAAATGTTGGATTACCTAATCGTATTCTGTCATTTACTAAATATTGTTTAGGAGTATAAGTACCTCCTGCGCCAATTGATGTAGGTTCTGGGGAATAAATTGCTTCTTTTTTTAAATTATCTAATGTTTTATTTACATATTGATTTAAATCAACATCTGGGTAATGTTTTTTCATTATATTTTTAAACCCAGAAGAATTATAGTAATTTTTTAAATTATCTACATATTCTTGCTGCATGCTAGCATTAGTTTCTCTATTCCATGGTATTGTTTTCCCTGCATTACCCTCTGAATCTGTAAATTGTTTTAAAAAATATTTTTTATTCCCTTCAGAAGTTCTACCATAAGATGCTGCAATATTAGATGCAACTTCATCTGCCGCTACCTTTTTACTCATTGATTTTAATCCAGATTTAATTACATTTTTAGCCAATCCGCCTCCTTCTATTAACATTGCAGCATCAATTCCGGGTTCCACTATATTTTTCATAGCATTTGCTGCTACTTTACTGCTTGCTGCTTTATTTAAAAGTTTTTGCGATTCTAATAAAGCAACTTGTTTGGCAGTATTAGTTCTTTGTTTTTCCTCTGCATCTTGCAGATATTGAGATAAGGATGGACGATTAAATAAATAATTATCACTTCTAGCCTTCATTTGGGCTAAAGCTTTATTTTTTAACGACTGATTACTAGGTATTTGGTCGTTAATTGGATAATTTGGGTAGTTTTCCATACCACTAAGATACGAATTATTTCCAATTCTCAAGTTTCCAAATAGCCAAATCTATGCTTTTTAAGCCCTTTGGCGGCGTTTTCTTGGTTTCAGTAGGTATTTGTTCCAATTTGGAACTAACCTCTAAATTTGGGCTACCTGTGTTGTAAGGAGGCATATTCTTGAAAGGCGCTCCTCTTTTAGTTT